TAAGCAGCTGTGCGGTCTAAGTATTCATTAATAATAGAACGAGAACGCTTGGCCTCAAAGAATGCTTGAATTACTTTGGCAGCTCTTGTATCACCTAGTTTTTTGACCAACTCAGCTTTAGCACGTACCACATTAGATATAGAATATTTGTCTTTGACAGCCTGGAACATCTGGGTCTTAGGATTAAATTCCAACTTACCCTGAGTCATCACTTGGGTAGCCACATGACCTGAGTGAATAGCGTTAATTAAAGCTACTGAGGCAATTGCCTGACCATGGGCGTTTCTAACTTGACCGCCATACTTTGCTCGGTCAGCCTCTTCTAGACCAGTGCCGTAGAAAATGTTTTTATTACGCTGATTGGTAAGAGCACGATCCGCTTTGCCAACCATGTTGCTGGCAGCAATCAAAGGAGATTCTTGAATCTTCTTGACAATATTTTTGCTCTTGTCATATCCACCCATGAAAGCATCTTTAACTGTATGCGATGGACTGATAGGCGCTTCTGGGCGCTTATGCTTTTCTAATAAAGCATCTGTTTCCTCAACATTTTCAAGGAAATCAATCTTGTATTCACCTTGTAACAAGTAGTCAACTAACGTATCTTTGCTTATACGTTTCATATCGCCACTTAGGATTTGATCCATAGCTTTGTGGATAGCAAACTTATTGTCCATACCAAAGAATGACTTTAGTCCTTCTAACATCTTCTTTAAGCTGTTAGTAAATCTAGCCCATGCACCGCCTAATTTTGCGCCCAACATAGCTTCAGCATTGACAGCCCAGTACTCGGATGGGTTCATGTACTGGTAATAGTCATAGGACGGCATGACATCTGTTGCTTTATCAAAGTTCTCTTTGCTTGGGTTTTCCAAGAAATTCAGTACAGCGTCAAAGAAATTCTTTGATGCCGTGTCTGTATGAACTTTCATAGCTTTTTCAAACGCTCTTGCCCACTGATCAACCAATACCTTTTTGGTCTCAGGAGTCATCATTTGTTCAAGCGTATGAGTCAATTCATGGCGAATAGTCTTTGCATCTTCTACGCCAGAACCATCTTTCCAAAGAGTAACTAAACGAGTGTATGGATTAAAGTTACCTGAAGCACGACCACCAGCTTTTTGAGTGCGTACTGACAACCGCAAACCTTCTAAAATGCTTGGATTCTTTTCAAATACATTGCGGATAAAGGCTTCTACTTCTGGAGCAATATTTTCTTCTGCCAGCTCACTGGTAGCACGGGCCATAAAGTCTTGTGCGGTATTACGCACAGGCTTGGTCATATCTAAGTAATTCTTGAGATCCTGTTCGATCTCCAACAGAGTATTTAGCTCACGCTGGAGAGGAATATCAGAGCCATACTTGGCAACTTTCTTTGTAAGTCTACGAGTAGCTGCACGGGCTTGAGCATAGTCTGTAACCTTTTCTTCACGGGTCTTGACAATCTGCTTATCAAAGTAACTTTCATCAATGTTACTGGTGAAATCGTTGTAGTAAGGTGTCTCACGACCAACTATCTTTTTGCGCTCCGCTGTCTTGATCTCTTTGGCTGGAGCAGCTACCTTTTCTGTTGTTGGTTTAACAAACAGGTCTAACTGTTCTTGAGCGTCTGGAATGACCACCACGCCAGCATTTTCCATCTTATCGATGCGAGGAATGATGTTGCCAGTAAAGAATGAGGTATCTACATTGATACAGCCAAAGGATATCTTCTTGTCATTGGGATCTTTGGAGGCCAGCTTAGCTTCTCTATTTTCTTTTACATCACCTGTATATACAGCATGGATGGCTACCCCACCCATATCGCCTTTATTATCAGTAAATCGAAGGACATAGCCACCTGTGTAGTCTGGAGCTTTGCTTACTGATAAATTGAATACGCCAGCTGGGGTAATTTTGTCAATGTCCTGCATTTTTTCTATTGGCATAACCCTAGCTTCAGCGGTCAGTACATCGCCAGCCTGCTTGCCATATAGGGCATCGCTAGACTTAAGAAACTTACCATCGGTGTCAAACAAATGGATCTTGCCGTTTGGCTTATCAGCTATAAAGAATGCCTTATTAGCCTTGATAAAGGCTGGGGCTGTAATTGAATATGCCTTATCAGCAACAGCACTCATCTCTGCTCTTTGCGGGACTACCGCAGTGATGGTTTTGGTTTCCTCAACAAAACGTGGGATATCAAAGTCAGGGGTCTGGAATGTTGCTGGGTTAAATACTACGGCAACTGACAGCAAGCCAGCCTGTAACTTAGCAATAATGCTACGAATTGCTGCATCTACAGCATCTGCACCTTTGTTGACATACTTAACAACGTCTTCACGAATACGCTTCATGAAGTCAGAAGAGTAATTAGCAACACCGTAATGCTCTTCTAATGTAGCAATATCAGCATCAGATAGCTTATTAACTTGATTGGTTAACAGTTTTACTTGAGCTGGCGTAATATCGACAGCCTCTACATCAATAGTCTTTGACTCATCGGCAATTTGAGGCCTTCTAATAATTATCTTGTCACTTACTTCGCTTGGCGCAAATCCAAACTTGCCATAAAACTTGGAAAGTTCTTTAGCGGTCATACCTTCTTTTTCAAGCTGGGCTGGCTCGCCATAGACTGTATAGCCGTTCTTATCGGCAACTTCCATAAAGTCTTTAATGGCTTGAGTAGCTTTACCTTGCTTGCGCTGGTCTTTGTCTACACCAATAAAGTGCCAAGTTATTTGATTAGACTCTCCGTAACCTAACTGTGGAGAGCGATTAGGATATTTTGGATCTGCAAATATAATTTCACCTGGATTGATAGCTAACCGAACGCCATCTTTCTCAATAGTTCTGTATTTCTTGCCGCCTTTAGTTTCATAAGTGCGTGGATTATCAAAGCCAAGAACTTTGTAACCCTTGTTAGCCATATCAACAAACAACGGGAAGTTTATCTTTTTACCTTCATCGTCTATTACAACACCAGCTTTAGGTGCAGCAATCTTTTCTAATTCTTTTGTTACATAAGGTTTAACTGTGCCAGTTGGTAGACCTGGAATAACTTCCAACATTCTTGCAGCATCCATGGAAGTAATCTTGCGTTTAGCAATATCACCCTTTAGCTGGCTCTCAGTAGAACGAATAGTGGTATCCAATACGGCTTTAAACCTAGCTTCTTCCTCACGCTTTTCTTCTGCCTCTAGTCTTTCAGCAATACGTTTCTCTTGGTCTTTGCGTAAAGCCTCTGATCTGGCGTCAGCCCCTTGGTCAGCTTCTTCTTTCTGACGCTCAAACTCAGCTGGATTCTTAAGGTAATTATCTACAGTAGTACGTTGTGCTGGCGTTAACTTAACAGTCTTAGGATCTAAACCTTTGAGCTTTGCATACTCAATGGCATTTTCCATATCCTTGTCATCAACCATTCCCTTGAATGCTTCAACCGATCCAGAGGTAGGAGCGCCCTTTACGGTAGGACCTTTTAAGGTTGTTGCATTAACCATCTTGGTTTGCAACTCTTTTAATCGTTCTACGTTATTTTTTACTTTAAACTGACCGTCACCAGGAATGCTGATTGTTACGTAAGATGCAGTTCCTTTATATTTTTTTGACTCAGACCAAGCATTTTCTGTAGGAATGCTGGCACGTTTAATAGCCTGATCAAATTGATTCTTAATGGCTTGTTTGATTTTCTTAGCATCTACCTTGTCATCAGCTTTATCAATTGCCTCTTCAATGGTCTTTGAGGTAATAGGCTCTGACTTATTGCCTTCGATGTGTTCTTCTTTATTTTTCTTTTCTTTTTTCTCAAGAATCTTTGTAAGCTGTGCATCTGCTTCAGCTGTTTTTCCTGATTGTTGAAGATTAAATACCTTATTAAATTGAGCTTCAGTTATAGACTTTTCATTATTTGCTTTAATAAGTTTTTTCTGAAACTCAATATCTTTCATTGCAGAAGCAACTTCAGGAGATACGATGTCTTCTATCTTTGGCTTAACTTCAGTTGCCTTTTCTGTTTTAGCTTTCTTCTCAGCCTGACGATCACGGTTAATCTCTGCTTGGCTTTTCTGGTTAATTTCTTTAATGGTTTGACTGATGCTCTCAAGCCAATTTAGAGCAATCTTATTATCGTCTTTTTGTGCTCTTCTTTTAATTTCTAATGCTGCATAATCAATCGCTCTTTGACGAGTAGGAAAGATTTTTTCTAAATCTAAAGGCGTTGTAATATTTAGTTGGCTTTTTCCACCTCCATAGTATTGAAAACTTGAAACAAACCCATCTTTGTATGGAGCAACATAAACTGTTGCATGAGGAACAACAGATGTTTTAGAAATAGTAGGAGATTCAAGTTTCTCCTCATTCTCCATTACTTTTTGTAATTCGGTTTTTTCTTTAATCTCTGGTTCTTCAACTTTTTTGCCAAGCAATTTATCTGCTTCAACAAAGTCTTTAGCCAAATCTTCTTCAATTTTGGCTAACTTCTTTGGATTAGCAAATCGATTCTGTTTAGCAATATGCTCTGCGTTTTTAAAATAGGAGAATGTAGATCCACCAATATTGCTTATCTTACGTTTAATATTTTGTAATTCTTGTGGCGCTGTTGGATTAATATCGCCAACTTTGTACCCAGCAGCATTGATCTTATCGGTCAAGGCCTGTAGATATTGATCGGATTTAGCAATCATGTCTTTTACTTGCTGCGGTGCATTGGGTAAGAACTTTTCAAATCGTGCTTTATCAGCTTTGTATCCACCAATAAAGTTTCTGGTGTTAAAGGTCTCCTGTGGCATTTCTGGAGCTTTGCCAACCTTTTGTTGAGCCTCTAACAGTTTGCCTTTGTAATAGTCTAATTTTTTAAGATCTGTATAGCCACCAAAGTTAGATAAATTGGTGCGTAATCCATCGGAGCTAACAGCATCACCAGCTTTTTCTAACTCATCAGCTAGTGCCAACGCTTCCTTTTCAATAGCAGGATCATTAGGTTTCTTTTCAAATACAGCTTTTCTGTATTGCTTATCGCTGTTGAGCTCATCAACACGGCTTAGAATTTCTTCTAAACGAATACTCAAAGAAGCATCTTCATCTTCTCCTTGGTCTGCCAATTCTTTTTGCTTGGCAATAATCTGCCTTCCTTCGTCTCTTAAAGAAAAGTACTCTTCTTGGAACTCTGGCTTCAGTCGTTTAATAGCTGCTTCAACTGGAGTTAAGCCCTTTAATGGGCCTTCCTCTGGCGGAGCTGGAGGCGGGGTTACAGGTGCAGCTGCTTCTGGTCCTGCTGGTGGAGCTGGAGGAGGCGTAACAGGTGTTACAAGTGCTGGCGGAGGAGCTCCTTCAACCTCAAAGTCACCCTCTCCAACAACAGCAGATGGGGCACCTACGGCAGGCGTAACAGGTGTTACGGGTGCTGGAGCTGGAGGAACTTCTGGAGCTTCTGCACCTTTAACCTTTTCGCCAGGGGCTACGGCTCCACGGATTACGCCTGGAGCAGCCTCGCCTATAGCACCGAGCACTAGATTGGCAAACGAGTCAACACCAATCTCACGGACTACGGTCTTGTCAATACTAAGATCTGTGGCTACGCCTTCAGCCATTTCGGTAAGGGCGCCCTCAGCACCAGCAATAGTAGTACCTTGAACTATTTTGCCTAAACGTGATTTGACATTGCCTAGAAGGGTCTTATCAAAACCACCCTGTAACAACTTAGCGGTAAATGCACCACCCAAGGCACCGACTGAACCTTGGGCTAAAGATGCGGTATCTGCTGCTTTGTCTTCCGTCATTTGACGGGCTTCGTTAGTAGAATACCCTAATGCCACAAGGTTACGGAAATATTCTGAATTTTTGGCTAACTGCTCATCGGACATGCCTTTGATGTAGTTACGGGCTTCATCAATACCCTCAGCACCAGCCTGACCAAAGCCAACCGCAGTGGCTGGGCCAGCAGACTTTGTAATTAAAGCGGTCAAAAGGGCTGGGGCAGATGTACCAAATACCTTAACAGCCTGACCAGCTAAGCCAAGGGCTGTTGGGTTCTTGCCCATTGATACTTCACTAAAGTCACCAGTCTCTAAGGCTTTGATGATGTTGCCAGTAGGCTGGGATTCAGCCATATCAAGGCGCATCTCAGGGGAGATAGTGTTCTCTATGTCTTCGGATATCTTATTGCCAAACTCAGTAAGCTGGCGTAACTGTGGGATTTTGCCCTTTGCCAAAGTCTCATCAACAGCAGCTCTTTGCTTTGATGTTACATCAGCTGGTACTAAGGGTTTTTCCTTAGTTGTTTCAAATATAGGAGGAAGACCAACAGATCCAATTAACTTATTAGCCAATCTGCGTGGATCGGCAACAAGATTTAATACTTCAGTAGGAGCAAATAAAGATTCACGAGCTGTTGCGGATCCTGCTGCTTGAACTGTTTCTGGAGCACCAGCAATACCTTTAACTGCTCCAGAGGTAACAAGTTTACCTACATCTTTTCCAAGCGTACCAGCACCGTATCCGCCTGGCGTAGAGGCAACCTGACCGCCTAGCTCTGAGGCTAAGCTATCTAGGTCAGAAACTGGTTTCCCGCCCAGTTCTTGCGCTAATTTATTAAGATCCATTACTTAATTGTAGCTTGTGGATTTAATTCTTTTGCCCTTTTCTTAAATGTATCTGCTGCTTCCTTAGATGGGAATGTAAATGTCTTGCCGTCTACTATGGCTGTAAAAGACTTAGCTGCTGCTGGAGCCGCTGGTGGGGGTACTGCTGGTGTCTCAAGCGTAGGCATTCCCTCTGGGTACAGCAATGACTTCATGGCTGGCGTTAAACGCTTATTTACGTTTGCTATAGCCTGAGAATCCAACTCTGGATCGGTGTAATCCATGTTGAACTTAGCCTTGTTCTGTTTGAACAGATTGTCCTTCTCAGACTTGACCGCAGCGTCATAAGTGCGCTGGGCATTGATCTGGGCTGTGGTTTTTCGGGACTCAGCCAAGCCAGTCTGAGCTGCTCTTTGATTCATCATTGCAATTTCACGAGCATCCATCTGACCAAGGCTGGTCTGGAGAGCATTGAGATTCTGCATGTCACGGGCATACTTTGTTTTTTCCCGTTCAACACCTTGCTGTAATAGAAGTTTTCCTAAATCTTTTTCTTCTGTTTTACTTCTGGCATAAGATTTAAATCCTTCTTCTCCACCTGCTCCCAAATTACTCAATGGGTCTTGTGATGTACCTTGCATGGTTCTTAAGCCAGCCATTGTGAGAGCGGCATAAGGAGCCATTCTTTTACTTTCTGCTAACTGAGCACGAATGTCCGTCTCTTGTGCTTTTGCCTCTTTAAATGGATCTTGTGTGTCTAATGCCTTTAATCGATCTGTTATGTTCTTACGAAGGAATGCACGGTATTCTTTGTTATCAATATCTTCTACTAAACTTTCACCCTTACCAGCAAACGCTATAATACCGCCACCAGCCATTTCCTCTGGCACCATATCACCTGTAGCAATACTGCCTATGCCAGATCTACCAAGTGCAGAAGCCATGATTTGATCCGACTCAGGATTCATTTCCATGCGTCTACGCATCATTAATTGTTTCTCAACCATGTCTACTTCTAGCGGAGTTAGGCCTGGATTTTCTAAAAGAGCTTCTAACTGATCAGTAGTCATTGCCTTAATGTCACCGCCAGTAGCATAGGCTAGACCTCCTTCTTTGTATGCTTTGGCAGCCATTAGACCGCCTTCTTTAGCACCTCTAAATCCACCTGACATACCATAGATACCTAGAGCAGACATACCTAGACCACCAAGCTGGGAGGCTGCACTTGGAGGGGCTGTATATACCTGTTGAGCAGCTTGGGATAACGGCAAGCCACGGGTCATATCAGACATAAATGCCAACTGCTGATATGGGTAGTTACGCTGTTTGAGGAAGTCCTGATACGCCAAGTCAAGCCCTTGCTGAGCTTGAGCTTGTTGTATTGCGCCAACTTGTTGACGAGCAGCATTAATGGCTTGTTGCTGACCAAACTGAGTTTGACCTAATTGACCTAATGTGCCAGCTGCTTGACCAGCCTGACCATAACCTTGTAATGCACCTTGCATTCCTTGTAGTCCTAGGTTTGCACCAAACTGTTGAGCCTGTTGAGCTGCTTGAAAAGCGTTCTGATAACCAGATCCAATAGCTGCGTTCATCGCTATGTTCTTGTTACGTTCGTTTTCAGCCCTCATTAAGGCATCACGGCTACCACCAAAAGCGCCACGTCCAGCTGCTGTTGCCATCTGTTGAGCACCAGTAATTCCATACTGGCGTTGCATCTCTTGCAGTTGTGGTTGCAAAGCATTCTGAATATATGGAGACATATACGCTTGTTGAGCGTATGGATTGGTAGCCTGTTGAGCATATTGTTGCCCAGCCATACCCATCTGACCAGCAGTTCCAAGTGATCCAGCACCAGAAGCAGCAGCTAGACCAGTCGCTGGGACTAATTGACCAGCAGTGGTTTGATTGGATACATCTTGAAAAGTTCTTTCCTGTAAAGGAGAAAATCCAGCAACTCTTTGACCACCATAGGCTTGATAAGGATTTTGCTCAATATCCGTTAGAGCCTCAGTTTTACCAAGCATTTTCTCCACATATGGGCGAGCATACTCAGGAATAGAAGTTTGAGTAACAGTCTGTTGTGCTGGAGCACCACCGCCGCCGCCGCCACCTTTACCGCCACCACCACCACAAATGTATCCACCACCGAGCTTACGCTGGGTGACGCTATCGCCTAGGGTTTCACCGAAGGCTTCTAATTCTCTACGAGACCAATTCTGTTTCATGTTTTACCCGCTCCCTAATCCAGCGACAGTCAGCTTTATTCATTTCAAAAACTACCAAATCTCCGCCATCACAGTGCATGCCTGAAAAACGGATAGCCTCTTTAAACCCTAATTTCTTGTCATACTCCATAGCTTTGGTATTAAGACTATTTACAATCCCAAAAGTCTTTTCCATACCCAAAAAGTTAAAAGGATAATCAAATGCCGCAAAGAGTAGCCCTTTGGGTGTATAGCCTCCTTTTAAATTAACCATGTGCATCTGACAAGTCTTTCCTATAAATGCTGTATAGCCGATAACCCACTCAATGTTACTGTCTGCATCGGTCCAAAATATGGCTTGAAAATCTGCACAAGGCTGAACACCAGCGTGTTCATATAAATATTTTTGTGCGACAGCTTTAGCTTCATTTGACTGGGCGCTCTGTATCATTTATGCAGGTAGGTACTTCTGGGCTTTAATCTGCTTACCTTGCTTCTTATTTCCTGTTCTAGCTTTACGTACTTGATCCATCATGGCATAAAGACGCTTAGCACCAGCATCCGTAGAGCCGTTACCTAGATGACTTACTACATCCGCTGGAACAACGAATTCACCATCAGCCAATCGTGCGGGCTGTTTGTTACCAATAACCCCAGGAATAGAATCAGACATACCATCACCAGGACCTTTAAGCATCCTTCCTCCATCTGAGTACCCTCCTAAGCTAGTCATACCACCAGCTGCCATTGGTTGTGGATTTGTAGAATAACGATCAGTATTTGGATCAAAACTATAACCACCAAAAGATGGAGTTCCCATCGTGGGTTGATTAGCCATACTGTATTGCTGTGTTCCTTGATTAAATTGATACTTTGGAATTTGTACCTGTTGACCTTGCTCTGCTTGTCGAATTAAATCGTCAATCATTGTTAAACCACCAAAGCCGTAGTTTTGTACAGATCCGCCTTGTTCAAAACGTTGGGTATAACGAGCGCCGCCCATTTTGTTTCTACCCATTGGATCTTGCTCATAGAAAGCAGATAAGTTAGCATCTCGTCCAATTTGGCGGTCTACACCAACCCCAACTCTACGAACAGAATCTTCTACATTGCGGTCATATGGAGTGCGTTGAATATTAGCCATGGCATTTACCCTTGTTTGAGGGTCAATGTTTTGCCCAATCTGAGCAATACCGCCATACATGCCTCTTTGTGGATCTACCATAGTGGGCGTAATATTAAAGTCCCTTGGCTGACCACCATATGCCTGCGTCATTCTGTCGCCATATTGTGCGCCCTCTACCATACTACTAATAGAAGGTCTCATTGCCTCTGAATAAGCTGGCATGTTTTTGCGTAAAAAGTCTTGTTGATTTAAAGCATCAAGGGCTTTTTCTAGTTCTTTGGTAGAAGCGCCTCTAATGTTTTTCATGATAATTCTGTTGCGCTCTTCATCTGAAATATCACCACCACCAGCCATTAGTATTGGGCTAGACCGCTCATAGGCAGGGGCTTCATCTACCATCTCAGCACTTACTGGGCGCTGGGTAGGAGTGGCGTACTGGGTCTTATCAATCATGCCTTGGGGGTATAGACCTCCTTGGGGGTTCATTGCCGTATTCATCATAGACATACGTTCTACAGGACCACCAGCTTGATATGCTTGCATAATTCCACCTCTAGCTGCTGTTATTGGAATATTTGGATTTGGAGTTCCAGATTTTGCAGAGTAAGGTTCTAATGCCTTAAACGACTGAGTAAAGTAATTGCGCTCTCTGGTATCCATAATTGGCATACCAGCTGCATCATAAGATGCCGTAGCAAACGGAGATGGATATATACCTGTTGGGTCATTGGGCGTTGATGTGTATTCGTATGGACGAATCATTCCAGGATCTGGCATTGCACCTGCGCCACCTTTTTTACCACCTAATAAAGACAGCGCTGTAGTTCCAGCTAATCCATAACCAAGCGCCTTCATACCTGTCATTCCTACAGGAGGAGGTGGAGCTGGCGGGGTAAATGTCATACTGGCTGGAAGTACCGTATTAGCTGCTAATCCTGTATTAGCTGCTGGAACCATGCCAGCAGTTGTTGACCCTTCAGCAAGAGCTAATGCTTCTAAATTAGCTGCATTTGCTGTTGCTGCTTGCATGGCTGGGGTTACAGTATTGACTGCCGTTGCTGCTGGTGCCACTGCTTGACTAGCTAATGCACTACCACCAGCTCCCGTTGCGCCACCAGCACCCGTTGCAGCACCGCCAGCACCAACTCCAAAAGCATTGAGTCCAAATGCTCCAATACCGCCAATAAGACCGCCAGTAAGCATACTGTTAAGAATATCGCCATCACCAGTTACAGCACTGTATAAACCGCCTACGCCAGCACCAATCAAAGCTCCACCACCAATAGTGGCTGCTAAACCAGTTAGTCCTACGGCTCCACCGACTGTGGCTGCTATCGTAACGAATGCCATATTAGTTCCCTTCCAGCAAGAAGTCTTTTGAGTTGTCTACGCACATATTTTCTAGCTTTTCTATGTCGGTCTCTGGTGTTGAGTAAATGTTTTGAAATACAACTGTTTCAATAATATAAGCAATTTTACGCCCAGGCTTAGCCATAAAGGTCGTTGGCGCAACTAATTCTTTCTTATTACCTTGCTCATCCATGACGATCATACGTCCTGAAACCATATTACAGAGATGCTCCATGCGGTGATGTTTGCCAATAATCAACGAGCCAGCTGGCATAGTTACTTCTTTAATGTAGAGGTTAGGTCCAAAATGATGTTTTTCTTCGCATTTAATCTGTGGCTGCGCTTTTGCTGTCTGATATAAATTACCGATCTTCGCCTCTAAAAGAGATGCGGTTCTAGGCTTTATTGCAACAACACTCATATCTGTGCCTTGAATTTATACTTTGGATTGTCAGATTGCATTACCTGAGCACCTAACTGTTGGAACATTTGGATGGTTATGGGAGCTGGAATAGAGTCATAAACAGTATTAATACCTTTATCTTTTAGATACTTATAAAAGTACTCCATATCATTAGCAAGATCCCTCATAGTACCAACTGTAAAAAAATGAATCTGAGCTACGCCTTTTCCTAATGGTTTAAACCCCATAACCGAGCTCTCAAAAGGAATTAACTGGAGACCATTTTCAATCTCCTTCTGTACGCCAGCCATTGCTGGTTCTACGGGTAAACCCTTATTCTTAAAGTAATTGCCAATTACTTTCATTATCTGTATTTGTTTAATATTCTCATTGGCAGCGGTTAGACCACCCTTTGCCATGCCTTGCGCTGGCATTTGAGGCATTGGTTGCTGTGGCAACGCAGCTTGAGGCGCACCAGGTTGTCTCGACATTGCCTGAGATTGATAGGCAGATGTATCTATTAAACTGTCAAAGAAGCTCATGTGGGCCTCATATGGTTGGATTGATTGAAGTTTATCATGTTGTCAGACAGTTGTAACCGTTACAGTACCAACTCTTCCTATTGTTTTTACGCCTGTTAAGAAAATTAAGGGCTCTCCAAGGGCATTTACCCAATCTGAACCATTCCAATAGATCGGATACCCAAGGCTTGTATCAAAGTAATACTGCCCAACCTGTAGATTTTCCGTAGGTCTATTTGTCGTAGTACCTGAAGCGGGCACTGTTACGTTTTGAGTAAAGTTGTCAATTTGGTTAAAGTACAGGCGTAAGGCGTTATTCATCTGATCTTGATAAAGCTGGCGGTACTCTACTGGTGCAATCAGTAAATTGGGGGCTTGTGAAGGACGAAGGGGTACCTGTGCCATTATCTGCGTCCGTCGTTGCGAATATCAATTCGTGGACTACCTAGCTGCCACTTAACTCCAAGGCTGTCTGACTGAATTCTAAAAGCAAGCTGGCGCCCTCTTAGGCGGGTATAGACCTGCCCTGTAAACTCTTGAATGTCATAAGAAGCGGAATTAGCAAAGTTGTCTGCGCTTATAACTTCTGGATCATCTGATGTGCCATAGGGAGCACCTGAGTTCCTACGAGGTTTGACCTGCATAGTTACAAACGGATTATTGACGTTAGAGCCATTAAAGTTAATGTCAGGCAATATACGCCATACAAAGCCAAAGTTATGCCCATCACCAATGTCAAAGTCAGAAGACTGAATATAAGCATCAATAGCTACAGGCTGTGTACCAGACACGTCATCTACCGCAGATTCATGGAATAACATTCTGTTGTTGTAATCAGCAGCCATAGGATATTGGCGAATACCCGAGTCTAGCCAAGCCGTTCTAGCCATAGTGCCATATGTCCAGACACGTTCTAAGTAATTGTAAATTACGTATTTATCTATAGTATTTGAGCCTACAGAGCAATAGAACCACCAAATCTCGCTGTAGCCTTCGTTAGACCCACAGAACACTTGGAATGCTTGTTCTTTATTAATGTCATTAAAAATGTACTGCCACAAGGCGCAAGGTAGGGTTTCTACCCGTCCAGAATAAATATAGAACTTATCAACACCCATCCAGTACGTTACGTTATTAATCGTAATAGCCGCATTGGGCGACATGATGGAGATGTTATCCATTAAGACCTGAAAACCCCAAACATAGGGCGGTCCTAAATATTGCATAGAGTAAATAGCAGAATCAGTCCAAACCAAAATCTCTTGACGGGTATTTCTAGCGCACATAATAAAAGAACCGCTAGACAGTCTAAATTCACCTGACTGGTTAGTTACTGCAGGCACCCATTCATAAGGGTTTTCTTGATCTGACCAACGAACTAATAAGGGGTCAAAGGTTGTATTAGCATCAAGTGGGTCATATGGATTTGCACCAAAACAAATAACAAAACGTTGAATTGCCGAAGCTACAACTTGATTAGTTGCGTTAGGAACAAACTGTCCTGAAAAAGCTGCTGCATTTGATAAAGTAGATAAAAACTGTGCCCGCACTGATAAACCAGTAGCTGCTTCCCAATAAAAAACAGAACCGCCACGGGGAGCAAGCACTAAATCTTGTCCAAAATTGTCGTTAGTCCAAAGGCGTAACTGTTGACCAATACCTGATGTAAACCCTTCACCCCAACCATGTCCACCTGTTTCGGTATAAGCAATGACGTTGCCCCCACCAGAAACTGAAGCATTAGCATTAATTTGAACCGTGATGGAATATGCGTTGACGTTAGTAACTGTAGGGTAAAACAAGGTATTTAAAAGCACTGCAGATACACCACCTGTAGCCGTGGCATTAGAAAAAATAACCGCTTGTCCGTTAGATATTCCATGAGCTATCTGGGTTACAGCGATTACGTTGCTACCATTAGTTGTAGTAAAAGGATTAGTAGAGTAGTTAGTTGTTGTTCCCGTAACAGGCCAAGGACCTGCGCCCCAGCCAGTGCCTAAAGTATATGTGTTAAGACCAATAGGTTGTTGATAGGCAATATCAGTAGCACTCCCTCCACCATTTGCAGAAGCGTTTGCCGTTACAGGTAATGTTACTGTATAAGCCGATGTATTTATTATAGAAATTACAGAATATTCTGCATTTAAAACAGTTGCAGTTACGTTGCTTGTACTAATATTAGCGGCATTAGAAATAGTTAAATAATCACCCACGCTTGGGCTATACCCCCCGTCCACAACAACCATGGAGTTTGACCCGCTAGTAATCGTAAAGGCACTAGCCACGTTAGCTGAAGTAAATACTACAGGGGTAATGTCGTTATAAGTGCCGCCTTGCTCAATATAGTATTTAAGATTTGTGCCAACACCCAGAAAGTTAGAGCCACTAAGTGCAAGCCAATTCCATAACGCTCGTGCTAACCCCAAAAACTGAGCATTAGCCATACGGGTCCAGCCGCCGATCTTCTCAGGAAAACCTGAACGAAAGCGCACTTTGTCGGCATCGTACCAACCACCCTCGTTGGAG